AACCTCTTTCCTTTTTCTGATAATAAATTGTTGTCCTCTAAGTATTCAAATAACTCATCTATTGTTATTGGTGATAAATGGTTAAATTCTTTTAGGAACTTTATTATTTCTTTATTCATAAGTTTTTAAAATTAGTTTTAGGAACAAAACTATCTTCTCTTGTTGGGTCGCAGGTATTAACTCTAACCTCATAACCCAACTCTTTCATTTTTGGTATAAATTCTTCTGTTACTCCAATATATGAACGCTCTCCATTTTCAACTTTCTCATTCTCGTAAGTATGACAACCACAACAAGAACCAGTTGTTATAATTCCTAAATCCCAAAGATAAAATAATTCTTTCGCTAAACACATATCAAATCCTATCCATTTATGAGAACTTTCCCAAGGAGGTCTAACACACACCATACATCCGTATTCTTGAATTACAGACCTTCTACATTTCAAGTTGTTAGATTTTAGTATTTTTTTTATTTCTTCTTTATTCATTTTTCTTACAAATTAAGCTTGTTAATAGATTTATTGTTTCTTGGCTTTGTTGGTCTAAAGTTTTGGATAAGTCCCACCTACAAACCATTTCGCCATTAATTATAAAATGCCCACTTATTGTTATTGCATTAGGTTTTGATGATAATTTTAGTCCTGGTTTTTTATTTAAAACTCTTAATACGTCCGATAGAGTTATTGGTCTGCCGATGATTTTATAATCATTTTCAAGCTCTCCGCAGTTAATTACAAGTGGTATATCGTGCATCAACGAATTAACAACATCATAATAAACAAAAGTAATACCTCCTCTATATTCTTTTCTTTCTTTCACAATATATCTTCCAACGTTGTCAGGATTCTTTTTTGATTTTATTCTACACCCAAACTTTAATTCCACTATCTCTGGTATCTCCTTTATTATTGCCTTTCTTAATTTTTGTAAATTGTTATCAATGTTCATTTTATAATCATTTATAATACCAATAAATTTTGCACCATCAAAGTTCTCATCATCTTCAAGTAGATATTCAAACTCTTCAGCTAACCAATTAACACCATTAAGTTCTGGATTTTCGTTTATCACTTCTTTAAATTTTCCTAATATCTCTGCAATTTGTTTTATTTCTTCTTTATTCATAATTGTTTTATTCTACTTAATTTTATATTAGGAATTATAATTTTGTCTTCTTTTTCTTTAATAAATTCTACTTCTATTGATTGCCAAAATTCTATGTGTTTATAGGTTTTGAAACATACATCTTTTTTAAAGCTTTCAACACATTTCCATATATAATCTAAAAATGTAGATGGATTTACTCGACAACTATAAGTTTTACTTTTTTCTATTGATTTCAGTATCATATTTATTTTATATAAACTTTTTTAAGTATTATTGAATATAAAAGTTATTCTCACAATAAGGACATTTAACTATTCCTCTATGTGTTTTTTGTACGACGATTTGTAAGTTTTCCAATCTATTATCATCCTTAATCCCATTTTTATGATGTATAATCTCCCATCTCTTTAGCTTTCTGCCCAAAAATTTCTCCATCACTAAACGATGTTCTCTTATGTAACCAACATTACCACTCTCTCTTTTTATTAGAACATAACCTCTCTTATCTTTTCTTTTCCCGCCTTGCCAGTTTGGATGATTCTCCATTCTTCTTTTTTCTCCTTGAAATTTACCACGACACTTAATAGAACAGAACAAACCTCCTCCTTTTCTAATAACACTATAAGTAAACTCTCTTTCCCTACCACATTGATGACACTTAGTTATACATCTATAACCAGCCTTTCTTCCTTGATATCCATAGACTATCCATTTTTTAATAACATTAGGTTTTAATTTAATCATCTAAAAACTTACCAATATATAAAAGTGGTTCTTTTTCTAAGACCATTTGTTGGAGATGATATAGATATTTCTTAACTCCACTACTAATCCAACCATAGTCATCAGCTCTTAACCAATCATCGTGAGTTTCTCCATTATTATTAACTTCTTCCTCTCCCCAAAATGCTTTAGCAAAGTCGTGGGAAAAGATAATATCATTCCATTCTCTTTTTTGTATATCTTCAAACTCTGTCGTAGAATAATGCTTGTGATAATATCCATTCTTCTCTGCTTTTTCTATTACTTTTTTAAGTATTTGTTCGTTAGTCATATTTTATTTAATTATTTTAGTATCTATAAGCTTCATATCCTTGTCCCACCAAATACCTTCTTCTTCTAATAGAAATTCAGCTACTTTAGAAATATCATTGCCATACTCTTCTTTGAGTATCTTTTTATCAATCATATCTTTTAATGGAACAACTATCTCGAATAACATTCTAACTTTTTTCTTTTTGTTCATATTTTATTTAATTAAATTTTTATTTTGATAAATGTGTTTCCATTTTTTACTATTACAACTGCGACAAAGAGGTTGAATGTTTTCGATATAATCCGTTCCTCCTTCTGATAATGGTAAAATATGGTCTTTTGTTAATGGTTTAATTTTTCCACAAGAAGCACATTTATAATTATATTGTTTTTTTAGTGCTTCCCATTCTTTTAATGTATGACTTCCTTCTGCTCCTCTTTCTCTTGCATATCTTCTTGCTTTTAAGTGAGCTATATTCTTTGGATGTTTTTTACAATAATTTTTATGATAAACTTGTTTATTTTCTCCAATCTTTCTTACTCCCTTATATGCGTTTTGCTCATAAAATGGTAGTGTTTTAAAGAATTCTTTACGACATTCTACGTTACAGAAATGTCTCTTACTCTGATTATAATGAGATTGCTGTTCTTCATTCTCTTTACCACAATAATCACACTTAAATTTAATCCAAACACCACGATTTGCTAATCCTATCTTTTCTTTAGTTTCCTTATTGTGTTTGTATCCTTTTTTTCTTCCGACCATTGTTTTATTATATCTTTATTTTCATATTTTGGCAAGACTTCTTGATAAATGTTGCCGATGATTTCTGATTTTAACGATAACTTATTGAGTTCATTTACTAAAAAACTTTCAGTTGTAAATTGACCATCTTTAAAAATTACCACCGTATTAAACGATAGATGATAACTTGTTTTTGAAAACCTTAAAATATCCCCCTCGTAAATCTCTTTTCCGTTTTTGTCGTGTAAGCCTGTAAATTGTTGGACGTCTTTATAATAACCCTCTGTAACTCTTAACCAGAATAATCCTTGCCCAACTATTCCAGAATACTCAAATTTATTTTCTTTTGTTAAACCTCTAAATTTTATTTCTCTCATATTTATTTTATTAAACTTAATAATATCCATAAAATCAAAATGACTGGTAATAATTTTATAAGCAGAATAATAAATCCATACAACATCATAACTACTAAGGCTAACCATTCTTTTAATGTTAAATTAATGTTTATCATTTTAATTATCCGAATGCTCCACTTTTACACAATTCTTCTAACTTAATATCTTCTTTTTTTCTTTTACAGTAATTAAGTTTAGATCGTGGGAGAATATAGACTTTTACATTGTAGCCATTAATATCTTCAACTGGAAAAGTCTGAACTTTTTTTGCTTTAATCGTGTAAAGCTGTTTTTTACCTCCATAAGAAACATAAATTGTTTCGTTACTTTCAGCTAATTTATCTATCCTGGACTTATTTAGACCAATCCCCCAGTCATCAGTCGCCCAACTATACTTACTCCAGGCCCCAAAAAATGGAGTGTTAATATTAAAATATTTTTGGTCAAAACTTAGCATAATATTTTACCCTTTAATGCTTTATATTTTTTTTGACCTTCAACTGAAACTTCTTCTTTCTCTTTCTTATGAGGTAACATTAATTTTAATCTTTCTTTTGGAGATAATTGTTCATATTTTTGTTTAAATTCTTCTAATCCAACTACACAATTTTTTGCTACTTCAGGATAATATTGTGGATCTACTCTGATTTGGAACGAACCATCATCTACATACCAAGCTCCGAATCTATTAATTACTCTTTGTCCGTCATGTAAAACTCCTCTATTTTTATCTGACTGTTTTATTAAATAATCACTTTCAGGAATAATACTGTCTACGCTACTTGCATTGAAAGACTTACCAGAATTTAAATGTATAAGCCCACTTTTAAAATGTCTAATCTTTTCATACTCTTCACGAGTAATTTTTATAATACTTCCCGACATTGTTTTTATGATATATGTCATAATTTATTTGTTAAAAATTCTTCTAATTGTTTTTTGTTATTATTTTTACGACCATAAATCTTATGAAACTTTCTATGACAAATATCACATAATGTAACACCATTATCAATTTTAGTCCTTAATTCAGAATGTTCAGCAAAGTTAAATATATGATGAGGTTGTAATCTTCCTCCTAACTGTTTACATTTTCGGCAAGTATAATTATCTCTACTAAAAACTGATTTACGCCATAATTTCATTTTCAAACTACGCCAAACTTTCTTATTTATTGGGGTAATACCACCTTTCCAATTAACACTTTTTTCTCCTTTATGACTTTCTCCTATTTTTCTTTTAGTTATTTCAGACATTGGAGTTCTTCCTATTTCTTGATAACTTTTACCTTTTTTTGCTAAACTTATTTTTTTCTTATGTTCAACCGATAACTCCTTCCCTTTCCAGCAATTAGTAGGCATTACTCCTTTCTTACCTTTATTCCAAGGAATATGTCCTTTCTTAAATTCGGTTCTAGGAGAATTATGATTTCCCTTAAGTTTCTTTCTATATTCTTCTGTTCTTTTATAAACTCCTGTTGGCATAATCTTATTATATTATTATCGGTCTATTTTTTTCAGCAAACTTTTCTGCATTACGAAACCATACAGCCAATCTTCTACGAAGTTCAAATGTTTTTTGCAGTTGCCATCTTTGCTTAGTTCCCAACTTATTAGATTCCGTCCAGTATCCAGCAAAATTCTTTAATTCAGATAATACCTGCTTGTAAGGAATACCTTTTTTTTCTGATATTATTTTTGCTATTCTTTTAGGATATTCTTCATCTGTTAAAAAGAAATTCATTTCTTGTGCGGGAGTTATTTTTCTTTTAGTCTCCTTAATATGAGTCTTGTTAATATGAGTATCCTTATTAGGACTCTGTGTCCCCACGGTTTGAGCTTGACCACTGGACACAGGTTCCCCACGGTGATGGACACAGGTTCCCCACGGTGCCGTAGGGACTTTAGTTCCCTTCGGTTTCTTTTTCCATACACTTTTATCAAGCAATGTGTAGATATTTGATTGAAAAGTTCCATCATTATTTTTTCTTTGTTGAACACTTATAAGTCGATATTCTTTAAACCAACCTATATATCTTTTAACTGTTTTTTCTGATATTTTTAATTCTTCTGCAATTATTTTATAAGAAGGAAAACATTGTTGAGTTTTATTATCAGCGTGTCGGCAGAGATCAACATAGATTGCAGTTCCTACTGGACCAAAGATTCTCGCATAGCCATTTAAATATTCATTATCAAGATAAAACCAGCCCTTTTCTCTTCTGTCTCTAATAATATCTTGTTTTTTTGTCATTGTATTACTTAATTAACACTAAAAAGACCTCACAGGATAATGAGCAAGGTTCATACAAACCTATATCCTGTAAGGACTTTTTAGAACTAATATTTAGTTGTTGTATGATTATATTGCTCATTATTATAAGTATACTCTTTTTAGAAAACTTGTCAAGAGAAAAATGCATCTTATTAGTAGATGCAACCTTTTATTAAGGATTTAAAATGGTTTACGTGTAATCTCCACGTAGAGTTTTTGTGTAAAAGTTTATGATGTTTTTCACAGACTAGAACCCCATTATTTAGGGCGTTCATTTGGTCTGGTCTCATTCCTTTCTTTCGGCAGTAGTATTTCGGATAAATATGGTGACAGGAAGTTCCAGGTTTATTACAACCAGGGAACTGGCATTTGTGTTTAGCTCTTTCTCGTATCAGATATTTTTGGTAGCTTGTAAAGCCTCTTATGCGTTTTCTGTTTCTTTTCCTTTTTCGCTTCTTCGTTTGAAATCACCTTGTAAAGTATTAAAAAAGTATTACATATACAAATTCTTATTGTCTTGTTCATCTTTTATTTGAGTGGTATCTACTTCCCACGCAATAGCATCTTCGTCAAAAGTTAGTTCTTTGTCATCTAAGACTTTGACTAAGGCTTTGAATTGAAGCATACCTTGAATGTTCTTTTCGATATCATCTAAAAAGATTTCTTTAACGGCTTGTAGTGTTGGGATGGTTTCTTCCGAAATAGGGTGCTTATTCGGGTCGGCATTGTCCAGCATTTTCATCATTACGGCATAGTCTTTCTTGATGAGTGCTGTCATTTTAGCATAGTATCCTTTTGTGTTCATTTTTTTTCATCTCCTTATTCAGTTTTTAAAGAACAGATTGGTAGGAGAATGCTAAGCATAATCCATCGCAATCTATTTTATTATAGCACTTTTTATAAAAAAAACAACTCTAGTTCACTAAAAGTTGGAGTTGAATCTTCGCTTAGCTATTGATTAGATTTATAATTAAATACTGTGTCCTTGTGATTGAATCTTTCCGACTTGAGTAAAAGCATAGAATTGAAAACCATATATATTTTCTTTTATTCTATCTTTTATTTGGTCTTTGACGGCTTTATTTTGTTTTTCATTAACTATTGCACTATCTATAATAGTTAAAATTTCTCCAGATAAATGTTTTACGTTCTCCTCTACATACGTATATGGTAAAAATCCTTCGTGTTCTGGTGTTGTGCTTGGAAACTTTTCGCTTACTTTTGACATAACATTATAACTTAACTCGACTAAACTCCAACTTTTAAAGAACTAAAGCAATACGCTACTATTTATATATTACCATATTTCTAAAATAAAAGCAACATCTATCACTACCTACCTTCAACATCTATCATTTTGGCTTTATTTCAGAAATTATTATCTATCAAGAACTATTAAGGAGATGTATCAGAACCTAAACCTATACAGAGTCTTTGTTTTTCTTAATAGTATTTATGATTCTTATAACTACCTGCTCTAGATTTCCACAAATCATAGCTGTCTCTGTTTCTTCTACTTTATGATATTTGCAATAAAACCTGCAAGATTTTTTAAATTGTTTTAATAGTTTTTCTTTGTTCATATTACATTCAATACTTTACTACAATCCTATAGAATAGCACCTTTTTATAGGATTACGATACAGTATACAGTAAACATCAACTTATACACGACAGGTATTTTTTAAGCTTATTATTTTGATTGTTTTTGCTAAACCTAAACATCGGTAACAAAAAAGGGCTTCCTCAGGCAATCAACTAGTAATGTAGTCCTTTTGGAGACCCTTTGTTTATATTATAGCATAAAAAAATAGGGAAATCAATTATTGAGTTCCCTTTAAAAAAGGTTGAGGCGAAAACGCCAAGTTACACCGTGTTTAGGGTGTACCCCGATTATAAGTTGTTCCGCTTTGGAACATACCCCCATTTTCTCTAATGCAAATTGATCATCTGTTACAAAAGCTCCATTAACGAAAATCTCTAAATCATTCCAACGCTGTCCAGTGTTAAGACTATGAAAATGTGAGAATAGAAAATAGTCTAATCTAATCTTGTCTCTGAAAGCATTAGCCCATCTTTGAGATTGTCGAGTCATTCCATACATTGGGATATTATAATAAGATTTAATCATATCTCCGTGAGTATGGAAGAAACCATAGTTAAAGATTTTAAAATAATTCTTCCAATCATTAACTACTACATTCCATTTTATGTTCTTCTGGTTAACAGTAAGAGCTTCTAAAGCTTTATAAATAACAGTATCCCAGTTTGTGGTTTTTGATGAAGACCATTTAGAAGCATTCAGCTTCCCATGATTTCCTCGTACACAATGGATATCAACTTTATCAAAATTTTCAGCACAGTATAAAACAAATTCAGTTAATGCTGGTAGTCCAGTAGAAAAGATTTGGCTAATAATGAAGGCATCTATCCCATCTATCGATTGACTTGGGTAAATACTTTCGGCATCTATAATGTCTCCATTCATTACTATTACGAGCTTGTTAACTGGTCTTATACTACGCATTCCAGTTACGACGCTCATCATAGATTTTCTCAAATTAACCATTCTTTCTTTAAAAACGCTTGAATTATATGTTGGTGTTTTCTTTCCAATATGGAGGTCTGATAATAATAGTAATGCTACTTCTTCGTTACGTTCTTTCTTCTTATTATAAGTTTTTGGCTTTTTAATAATAGGAATATTTCCCATAGCTCCGACAACAACATCAACTATTCTATCTGCAACATCTAATCCTTTTTCTTGAGCTTTAACTAACGTTTCTAACCTTTTAATTTTCAACTCATAACGAGTAGAGTCTCGGTTATTTTCGTTAAGTTTGCCCATTTGTCTTTTAATTGCTTTTATTAAAGTAATTCTATTTTTGTTAGATTCTTCAAATTCCAGCAATAAGACTAAATCATCGTAGGGAATAATTCCTCCCTTAACTGCTTCAATTATCTCTGAGACAGTCTTATCAAAATAATAATCTATTTTGGTCATTTTTATCACCTCTATTGAGTTATCAATGAGCTATTAAAAGTATAACACATTTTTTATTAAAAATAAAGAGGTTATTTTCTTCGGACTATTGTTATATTATAACACAAAAAAAGATGAAAATCAAAATTAACCCTATTTTGTTACACCTTTTAACAAAAAACAGATAGCAAAGCGATCTGTTTTGAGTTGAGTAAAATAATCACACAATGCTATGTTAAGCAGAGATGATACTTCACTCAGTTTTTTCTTCGTCAGAATCTGGCCATTCTGTATCTCCTGTACTTTCTGTTTCAGGTTCTTCAAAGATTTCTTTTGTAGCTGTTGTAGAACTAGATTCTACCCAAATTATTTCAGTCATTTATTTTTTAATTGATTTTCCTGTGTCGTATAATCCCATTGAAATTAAACCAGCTATGATTCCAATAAGAATTGATAAGAAATGAAAACCTATAAAACCAAAAGCTAATAATATTCCTAAGAAAATACTAACTACTGGTAGAAATTTCTTATCAAACAATTCTATTGTTTTTACTACTTGCATAAGTCCTACAACTATAAGAGAAATATAAATAGCAAATTCAGTTACTTCACTTAACATAGTATTTTATTATTGATTAATAAACGGCCTTTATTTTTTTCTTCCTTTTCCTGTTCTTCTAGGGGTTCTACACTTTCCTCTATTCTTGTTAGCCCTAACCCCTCTACCAGAACCATTATACTTAGGAACTCCTTTTCTTTTTACCATATTTTTTAAATAAATATCCTTTATAAGCTCGACTTGCACTAGCTTTAGTTTTATACATTGCTTTACCTCTTTTTCCTATTTTATATTTGTTACCAACTTTATAGACTGGCATGTTGTTTATAGTTTAATAACCATTGATAAATTGTATCCCCTGGGCAAAGTGTATTCTTGATATTTCTATGTCCATAAATATGATTAGAATCTATGTTATATTTAGCCTGTAAGCGTCTTAAAAGCCTTTCTAAGCTATGTTTCTGTTGTTTAGTGATAGATTGTTTAGATTGTAAACAAATTCCAAGAGAATGAGTGTTCCAGTAATTTGGATTACCAGGTTCTACACAATGAGCACCTCTTTCATTATCGGCTCTCCCTTGATGAATCTCTCCATTTTTAGAAATGAAATAATGGTAACCAATAAAATACCCGATAGACGACAAAAATCCCCATTTCTTTTTATGCCAAGCGTTCACTGATGTAAAACTATTTCCAGCACCATCATAATGGACTACTATTGCTTCTGGATTAGGAAGATTAGGAACTGTCAATTTCTTTTTTAAAAAAAGAACCTGCAATTGTAATTGTAAAATTTTTAATTTTAGAAATAATTGTTCTAATAATTTCATTTTAATACTAATTTAATTAAAGCTCCTAAGAAGCCTAATAATACAGCCATAAATACTGGAAAGATTAACTTTGTTAGCCATTCCATATTAGTAGCTATTTTTGTTACTTGTATTTTAACTCCTTGAATATCTTCGTTCATAGTTCCCATCTTATCTCTAAGCTGTCCCATTTCAGAGTTCATAACATTAATATGTTTTTCAATTGAGTTTATTTTTTGGTCTTGTGTTATGTCTTCTCTGTTCATAATTTAAAAGTTAATCTATATAATATTTCTATTAAAAACTGAACAATGAAACTGACAATAAAAAAGGCAATAAAAAAACTAAATATAAAAGATACAATTTCAAATATCATTTTTTACTTTCTTGGGTTATTTGGGTAATAAGATTAAACAGTCCTACTCTCTTACCTGGGGTAATACTATTTAATAAATTAATAAAATTAGATGCTTGCTGTTCTTTAATTCCTAACGTAGTGACTAATTTAGCTGTAAATTCTTTAGGTATTATAACTTGAACCAAATCCTCTAATCCTCCAGCTTTAATATTGAATTTAGTTGGGGCTTTAGTCATTTCTCTTACTGCAAGAGGAGTAAGAATTTCTTTTCCTACTTTTTCCTCAAACTCTCCTAATAATTTTCTTATTACACCCTTATTATCTCCAAATTCAGTTGATATTTTTTTAGATATATTAATAATATCATTTCTGCTAAGAACCCTACCTTTAACACCTAATTGTTTTCTTATAGCTCCTAGAAAATCTTGTTGTATTGCGTAATCTTTAGCAATTTGTTTAGCAGCCTTATTTTCTATTTTATCTGATATATAAGTTCTGATGTTTTTAATTACACCTGAAGCAACTCTATCAGATTTTTGGTAATTTTTACTAAAACGTTTAAATGTTTGAATCTTTTTAGTTAAGTTATTTAATCCATTAGGAGATAAATCTTTCCAACTCTTAATTTGGTTAAATAATTTCTTAACAACATTACCTTCTTTGTCTGATAAAGCAGACTTATTAAATCCCGCAATACCTTTAGGTTTAATCTCTAAATCATATTTTTTAATAGAATCGCTTAAAAGATTTATTATGTCTCCTCTTTTAATTCCTTTTATAGTTTCTTTAGGTATATCTTTTAGTGTCTTTTTATATTGATTACTTGCTTCAGTTTGAAGTTTATTAACTCCACTCTGTAAAGACTTGGTAACATCTTCTAGTATAGACACTTCATTCTTTCCGATATACTTTTGAGCTTCAGCAGGATTCTTTGTAATTTGTTCTACAGCTCCTTTCGTTGTTGATGACGCAAATCCAGCCCCTCTTTTAAGAACACCTTTTAATGTATCGTATCCAAACTTTGCTACATTTTGTATTGCACGTGTTCCAGCTCCTGCAACCGCACCTGTCCCTGCTCCTATAAGTGTATCCATTAATAAATCTGTAGGATTTAAAGCTTCTGTTGGTTTCTCTTGTAAACCTTTAGCAACTCCAAAACCTGCTCCAAACTTAGCTCCTTCTGTTATTGCTCCTTTAAGACTTGTTGGTGCTGGTGTTTTTAGTCCTATTGCACTAATTCCAACTTCCGCTCCAGCTCCAATTGCTTGCCTAGTAGATTCAAAAGGTTCGTATCCAAAAATTGTTTGTTTCTGTCCTGCTTTTAAAGCTGTTTGTAGTGCTTCTTCTTTCTCTCCTCTTAAATATTGAACTCCAGCCTCCCCAAATTTCGCTAATCCTTTACCTGCAGAAGCAACCGTAGAAGCAATTTGTCCATAAGGTCTTACTATATCTCTAATAAGATTACTAAAGAAATTTTCATTTTTAGGAGATTGAGAATACTGTTCAGCAATTCTCTTTCCTGTTTCCTGTAAAGGAGAAACTTTGTCTTCTATTTTTCTCCCAAATTTTGGTTCAAATGTCATATTAATATTTTAATAACCAATTATTATTTATAGCTTGTCTAACTTCTAATCTTTGGTCTGGGTCATACATATCATCATATGTATATTGTTCTCCTGTATCAGGATTTTCAATCGTTACCTTTGTTCCAGAAAGACCTAAGAAAAATGCAGCTAATTGATCTAATTTATATTTAGCACTCCCTCCTATTAGATTACCAGATTCATCATACTGAACATCATCAGAAGCTCCTGGCATTTGATTCTTATAGAACTTAACCTCGTCCTCTGTAAGAGCTGCTCCTGACCTAATACGAGAAATAATATCTGTTACTTCATTTTTAGATGCTTTATATTCTTTTTCCATAAAAGGAATATATTGTTGCCATAAAACACTACTATCTCTTTGAATTGTGTTAACCATATTGCCAATAGCCCCTAAACCAGAGATAGCATTTGATTGAGCAACTTTTTCTGTACTGGTTAATGCTCTAGGTATATCCTTTCCTTGTTTAGCAAGATTTTCATAGACGGCTGTTTTTTCATCTTTACTTAAATCTTTAAGTTCAATTTGTCTATTTAATATCTGATTAGTCAAGTAATCAATAGTATCTTTATCTCCCTCCTTTGCTATTTCTTTTTGAGCTTCATTTAAATAATTTAATTTCATACCTTCTTTTAAAACCTCCCATGGAAGTCCGACATTATCAGCAATTTTTGCTATTTTTTCTCTTGATTCAGCACTTAATTTGTCTGGATTAACTCCTTTTATTTGATTTAATATAGTATCTAAGGAACTTTTTTGGTCTTCTCTCAATTGAAAATAAAGATTAAGATATTTGTCTTGTCTTTCTGTTAATTGTTCCTGAATTTTCTGTTGCATTGTAATATCGTTTGTGATAAATCCAAGTCTTTCAGTTCCTTTTTCAGCTTCTAATTTTCTTGCATCTTGTTCTAATCCTAATTCAGTTAATAAAGTATCTTCTTTTGCTGATAAAGATTGAAGTCTAACATTAGCCTGTCTTTGCAATTCAGCTCCTCTACCTGTCATTAATCTTGTGCTAATTGGTTGTCTTTCCTGATAAGCTATTCCAGCTTCTACGTCTAATTGTTCTTGTTTAGCTTTATCTCTTACATCAGCTAAATCTAATTTAATTTGTTTTTCTCTTTCTGTTGGTTCAAATGTTTTTAAATAATCTTCTCTTGCTTTTGTTTGTTTCTCTATTAGTTTAGTTAAATCTTCTGATTCTACTGGAGATTGAAAAGCATTTATTAGGTCTTTCATATCTAAATCAGAAGAAACATTAATATTAAAATCTTTTAAGTTATCTCCTAAACCTTCCCCTAAATCCCCTCCTAAATCACTTCCTAAATCACCTGTATTCAAAGTAGGTTCTTTTGGTTGTATTTGATTAGGCATTTCTTTTTGCCATTGGTTAGTCGTTGGATTAAAAAATTGATTTGTTTTTGGATTAAGATAGAAACCACCAGTAGCTCCACCTGTTCTTAATTGAGATATTGGAATTCCTCCAATACTTTGAGTCGAGTCTTTTACTTCTGAGATAGGTAGTATTTCCTTTCCACCCATAACATCTTTAATCAAAGAGGTTGTTGGTATTTTACCAGCTGTTTTAATCTTTTCTGTTGCTTGGTAATATTCTTTTGAAGGATATAACTCGCCTGTTTTTGGGTCTTTGTATGCCATGTTTATATTATATAATATTTTTTACTTTTTTTCTATAGCCTCTAATCTATTATTTAATTCCTTAACTGCATTTATCAAAATAGGAATTAAACTTACTGGTTTATAACTTTTACCATCTGATATTTCTGGAATAACTTTTTGAACATCTTCTGCTATTAATCCTATTCTTTTCTTATCTTTTTCTTTCTCGTCTTTAAATTCAAATTTTACTGGATTTAATTTAAGAATATCTGATAATCCATACTCAATATTTTCAATATTTTTCTTTAGTTCTTTACTAGAGGAAACGTCAGGATTAGTTGTCAAATATATTGTGTGCCATCTATTAGCACTAGTTCCTAAATCCCATATTCCTGTTGATTCTGGAACAGTATCAGCAAGATTCCCTAAACCAACAGCATAATGCGTAGTATAGTTTTGAGCGTTATGAGTTAAATAATAAGTTGTTCCTCCGGAAAGATACAAAGTAAGAGATGAGTTCCTACAAGTTATGTCGTCTAAATCAGTTATATCATATCCATCACAATCTAAACTTTTATCTAAGGTTCCATCACTTCCAACTAAATTTCCAATGGCTCCCCTAGCATCTGCGTCAGTATAAGAATTAATATTATCATCTACATATTTTTTAGTTGCAGCATCGTAATCTGCAGACGGGGTAGATAATCCTGTTATTTTGAGCGTTGGATATCCGCTTATTTCAGGAGAACAAGCTCCACTACTTTGAGATGAATTTCTTTTAAAAATAATATAACCTGCGTCTGCTGTCGGAAAAGGGAATCCCACTTTAAGTCCATAAATAACATCAAAATCTATAATAGAATTACTCCATCCGCCAAAAATAGAACTATCATATATAGATAATCCTAAATTTCCACCACTATTATAAACAGTAAGAGAGTTAGCATAATCTCCTATTGTTTGCATTTCTACTCTCTTTCCACTTATTGCTGTTCTAACCGTTCTTCCCGTTAAAGTTCCAGTTATTATATTATCTGCTGTTAATAAATCTGTTTTAATATACCCTCCATCTATAATAGTTGTTCCAAGTTTAGCTTTTTCAACCAAATCTTCATAAGCCATAGCTCCAGCATCAGTTAACCAAGAAACACTTTGAGGATTAGCAGAGGTTTGGTCTGCATTAGGGTCAGTACATTTAGCTTCTGTATGGCCAACCGTAATTATTCCTGTAATATGAGCATCATCTACCTCAACATTCCCTAAATTCTCTGAGAAAGTAGATAAGGCTTGTCCATAAATAGGAAGTTTAATCTGATTAATAAGCTTCCCCATTTCTTCATAAGAACTTTGAAGTTTTTTAAGTGTATCTAATTTTATTTCTTTTAATTTCATACAAAATCTTTTGGCGTATAAACTATAGAAGTTTCTTCTATTTCTGGAGTATTATTTCCTGAAGTAGTAAGGTCTAATCTTATTTGAATAATATAACCATCAACAACTGAATCTCCATTAAATTGCTGTTGATCGTCTGTATTCCCTGCAGTATTAACAGTCGCTATCGTTGAAAAAGTTGAAGCGTGGTCTACTTTCTGTTTCATAGTAATACCACAATCAGTTAGCATTTTCTTAAAAGCACAAGGAAATCTTTCAAATATCTTTTCTGTTTCTCTCTCGGCGTTCACTAATCTAAACTCTATAAATGCAGAACTATATTTGTTTACAGTATCTATTACATCTACTCCATAATTAGTTCCGTCATACCAACCAACAAACAAATCGCTTCCATTAGAACTAACACTTCCTATATTGATTTGAGTCGTATCATTAGAAGATATTGCATATTCACAATTTAATGCAGGAGGAAACCCTTGAACATCATTTGTTCCATAAGTATAAACTCCATTAGGAGCAGGTGTTCCAGTACTAGAATCTTCTATTCCAAAATTAAGTAAATTATTATGTATACAAACAGCATTAGGACTTGATGTAAGTTTTGCAGTTCCTGAATAATCTCCTGGAATTTTAATAAAAGGATTTTCTAAATCATTAGGAAATGTAAATATTTTTCCATTATCTCCAGATAAGAAATAAATCTTTTCTCCATTATTTTGCAACCATTTTATATCTCCTCCAAAGAAATAAGAATACTGCCAAGATGATTTGATTCCATCCCACTGGAAAAACCTTGAATGATTTGAGCCATCAGTTGCCCCAATCATTACATCTAAATCGTAAAAACCTATTCCTCTAATAACATATTTTCCATTTATATTAAGAGCTTCTGCAGTAAAAGTAGAACTTGCGTCTACTTGTGCAACTATTTCTTGATTTCCTATATAAATCTGGTCTTGTTTTTCGTGATAAATAACTGGGCCATAACTAGTATTAGTATTAGTTAATGTGTTCCAAGCTACAGTAAGACCGTCGTCACTAACTTTAATTCTTCCTACTTTATTAGTATAGGTAAAATAAACATATCCATCAGAATGTTCAGCAGAACCTAATATTTTCTCTCCACCTGATAACGTAGATAATTTACTCCAAGTTCCACCTGATGTTCTTTTATAAATATTTCCTTTATCTCCAAAGAAATAAGAATGACCTGCAGACGTATGAACATCTGCGGTAATTAAATCAACAACTACAGCCCCAGATTCTTTTTTAAGAGCTTGTTGAGCTTTAATAATCCCTGGTTCACTTCTAAAATCTATACCTACACCTTTACTAAAAGTAAATTCAGAACCTAAAAATTTAGAAGAAGCTAATCCCCCAAAAAGATTACTAAATTTAATTTGTCTTGATTCTTGCGTCATTTGTATTGATTAAATCTTTTGTCTGAATTCAAATTATAAATTATGTTCTCGTCTATACTCTGATAATGTCTTTTTGCTTTTTCTAACATATCAACCATTAAAGCATCCATCTCTCTTGCTTTTTGAGTAAGTCCTTTCTTTATGTAATAAGTTTTACAAGCCCCATAAACTAAATAAGGTTGATAAGCTTCTGGTATAGATGGCTCTTGATCAGTTGTTGACAAAATTGTTGGTTCAAGGATTTTCCAAACTATCAAACCACCTGTTATATCGGTTGTTGGAACAGGGTATAATTTAACTTTTAATGTTTCGTCATCTAGGTATAAATCTGCAAATGGATCTGCTGTATTAAAATTACTAGAAATTGAAGTAGAGTCTAAAGGCTGATTACTTTGTCCTATATCAAAAAATGTAACATTCTTATGAGGTTTACTTCCATCATAAGTTATATTCATTTTTTTAATTCTTAAAACTTTTCCTGTAATAGAATATTCCGCTGTTCCGTTTACAATATCAATTGATTCGGTGGTCAAATTAAAATCTATATCACTACCAGCTCTTATTAACTCATTTGTAAAATTATACATATTAGAGTTTAATAAAGCTTTAATATCACTTGCAGTAAACTTTACTGAATTAGTAGAAGTTAAATACCTTGTTAACCCTATTAATGTATCTGCTACTATTGATGTGTCTTCTCCTAATGTCATATTTATATAAAAGCGGTTGCTAAATACTTAACAACCGCCAGTTAATTGGTATGGTTTTATATTATTTATTATATACCTATTTAATTTTTCAGTCAAATCTTTCGGGGCTTTTGTTTGCACAACTTTTACTTTTTCATTTCCATAAGGCATTAAATCTTCTGTATCTATTGTCCAATTAAGCCATTTATCTTTATACCAGTTCTTTTTAATTTCAGAAGAATGAGAATAACTTTTGATTTTATTTAAAACTTCTTTATCACTTTTAACCCAAGAAAGATGATGACAATTAATATCTAAATTTCTTATACTTTCACAAACTCCATCAGGTTTTCCTAAATCTTTTACTGCTCGTTTAATCCAGAATTCTACGGTTTTAGGATTTACAACTATCGGTGGTTTATGATGAGTGTCCGGAGAAAATACATAATCTAAACTTTTCCAATAAGTTATCAAATTTCCCGTTAAACAATGAATCTGTTGATTAGTTCTGTTTAATTTATCGGTCAAGTATTCTTTCATATAACTTCTAAGGTGGTTAATCGCCTCTGTGGTGTAAAATTCATCTACATCTGCAATTATTACCCAATCATAGTCTTTTAATCGTCTTAGAGCTTCATTTCGTTGTTCGTGTTCTGATGACCAATCTCCTGTAATAACTTCTACACCTAAATTCCTTGCTATCTTTTCGGTATTGTCTTTTTTTGCACCCTTTCCATTCCAGGGTTTATTAGAAATTAAAACTTGATGATGAAACCCAAATGGTTTCCATTGTTTTATGCAAGGTTGAATAAATCTTTCTTCGTTATAAGCAATTGTAGAAACTGCAATTTTCATTCATTTGGTTTTAAATTAACATTTCCATTAAAATCAATCGTTCTTTCAATTCCTAATGATTCAAAGAAATACTTTTTATCTGATTTTCTAGTTCTATATTTAATATAATCCTTATCAATAGAATATTGCTGAAACTTATGTTTTACTATAGCGTCTGGAGTAAAAGCAATTACCTTTCCTGTTTTTTTTGCTCGTAAGAAAAAATGAGAATGTTCATAACTGACTTTAATGTTTTCGTCCCAAGATAAATCTTTTATTTCATTTACCCTTGCTACAAAAAAATTAAACACAATATCAGCTTGTTTATATCTTAATCCACTAATCTCATCTTTTTCGGTAACATCTTGTTCTTTTATTAAGTTGTATTTTATATAGTTATTATAAATGTCAAAAGTTCCTTGATAATCTCTAGTTATTCCTCCTTCTTTAACTCTTCCACCAATTAAATCATAATCAGGATTAACTTCTAGAAATTGAATCATCTCATCTAATTTAGAATCTTTATTATACAAAAAATCATTATCTCCAACTAAAATATATTTTGTTTTCGTTAAACTTAATAATTTATTTCTTGCAACTGATATTCCAGAATCAAAAGGTAATTTAATATAATAGTTTTGAGGTAATAAACCTTTAATCCCATTGTTAGTTTCTCCATTTTCCCCTACTAAAATTTGGATTTCTGGATAGGTTTTTTGTAAAGACTTAATACAGTCAATAGTATATTTCGGTCTTAAAAACGAAATTATAATTGCTGTTAAATCTTTTAATCCTGACATATCTTTTTAATTTTAGCACTATTTATTTTCGGAGTTCTTTTTAGATATATTACTTCACAATCTAAATTATCAAATTTTCCTTTCCAATCATCTCCCATAACAAAAATATCTATTTTATTATCTTTAATATCTTTTGTTTTTTGTTCCCAGTATTTTTCTGGAATAACTTTATCAACAAAATCTAAACTCTGAATTATCTCTTTTCTTTTTCTAAAAGATAAGAAAGATTTTTTTCCTTTTAATAAATTAAATTTATCAGTAGAAACTGCAACTATTAAATAATCACCTAATTTACTTGCTCTTTTGAGTAAATTCCAATGTCCAAAATGAAACGTATCAAAAGTTCCATAGGTTATAACTTTTTTCATTAGATATCTTCCTTTTTTAATTCTGATTTTTCCCAATTAATACATTTAGGATCTTTAGCCCAATTCCATTTTTCTATAGGTATTTTCCAATCTCCATATCTTTCTGTTAAGTATTTTTCTGGAGGATTAGGAACAAAGGCTTTAATTCCTAAGAAATCAATCTCTTTTAAGTTTTCAAACAACTCTTTACTAAATTCAAAAAATAATTGTTTTTTATTTTTCCAAGCTGAATGCCAAAGAATATTCTCTTCTTCATAGAAAAGAAAAAAATCTGTTTTAACTCCAAATCTTCTAAATGAAAATTCATAACCATTATCTACTGTTCCAAAATCGTGGATTAAACTAAATCCTTCTTTAATTAAATCTCTTGCTAAATACCAAATATCAGCCTTATCACTAATTATAAGTCCAATATCAGTATCTAAATCATAATCAATAAATTTACCTTCTCTAATAGCTCCTAAACAAGTTCCAGCTTCAAGCCACCACTTAATTTTAAGTCTTTCTAATATGTTTGAAATTGTTTGTATGTTTTCTCTTGCTTTATTTTTGTCCATATTAATTATTTTTTAAAAGTTAATCCGTTCATATTGTATTATCTTAAAAAGCATTGTATTGCTCTAACTTCTTTTTAAATTATTGTTACTTTAGGAATAAATGTTGTAGGTATTTCCTCTGTCGCTCCCCAAGCTACTAAAGCATCTGTTTGACAATAATAATTAGCTTTAATCCAAGCATCACTTCTTAACGTATTAGAAAGCCTAATCTCGTCTATTATATTACAGAAACTTGATTGGGTTCCATCCACATTAATAGCCATTAAAGAAAAGTCTTTAGAAAAATTATTAAAAGAATTAGGAGTTCCTTGAGCTTTATAGGTAAAAGTTTTTTCTACTCCATCAACAAAGATATCTATATTGTCATTTGGAGCATCCCATCTAATCACTATATAATGAGAACTACCATCAGATATTCCAGTATTTGAATTAACAGCTCCTTGTAATATACGAGCAGAGTCATCTTTCATCCAGGCTCTTATATAACCAGCTTGATTTGTATTATCGCTATCATAATTCAGTTTTACGAATAAATCTGAAGAACCTGCAGTATATAACCCCATTCCGTGAGCATCCGTATTACTAGATTTATGCCAAAACTCCATTGTTGGTTTATTAGTTCCCATTTCAGAACCAAAAGTACCTAATGTTCCTACATTTATATAATCATCTGTCTCGTCTCCATCTTGTGCATTACCTATTTGTCCACTCGTGGTTACGGCAGGTTCTCCTGCACCTTTCTTCGTTCCGTCATTATCATTAGAAGTAGAATCATAAGTTGCAGAAGTAGAAGCTCCATCAGCCATATGCTGAACCATTTTAAAGTTAGCATCCCAAACGCTTTCTGCGACTACTGAATTGGTATCTCCTATATAAGTAGTATTATCATCTTGAGCTGAATCAAAATACATATAGAGTTTAGTAGTCGCTCCACTCGCTAAAACTAAATCACTTTTAGAGGTATGAATAACGGCTTTTTCATTAGCATCATCCCATTTTTCTATTTCTGCATATAGTTGAGTTGTTCCGTCTGTTTTTGTGAAGGCTATCTTGAGTCTATTAGCATCACTTCCTAACTCATCAAAAATATCACTAACATCTGTATTTCCAGTTCCTACACTTATTCCTAATGTTAAAAGTAAAGGAAAATGAGTTAGATTAGAATCTATATTTGTATTAGAAACTATTACTTCTTTTCTATATTTATATGTTCCTAACCAAGACATCTAACTTTAAGTAGATTAAGGTTAATAATACCAAGACTGCTATCCCAAATATCGTTGCTGGGATTATTTCTAAATGCCAATTTTCTTTAAAATTTATCTTCATAAGACTACCTCTAACCAAATTGTTAATCCTTTTGCTTTAGTCGTTTGAACTCCATCAATATCAAAAGTTAAGATTGCATCAGCTGCGATTGAAGCATCTGAAATAACTGGAGGAGTTTCAGCTGTTTCTGATGATTTCTCTCCAGTATCTATTGTAATTTTAGTTGAAAGTATAGATGTTCCAGCTTCATTAATATCTATTGTCATTACTCCTGTTACTCCAGCCGTATCAACATAAGCTCCGACACTTTTAACAGTCATTCCAAAAGGAACCCTAAACTCCCCTCCTACGCCTGTGTCTGCCTCTACATCAGTATCTTTATCAAGTATTCTATATTCGATTATCCTATAAACTCCTGTAACCCTTCCAGCTCCTTTAGGAGTTAACGCTATATTAATATCTGTATCATCTCCTTGGGCTTGTAAATCAATAGCATTTCCAGTCGCACTATTAACCATTTTGAAAAAATTAATAGCATCAGCAGTTTCTCCAAAATCTAATAATTCATTATCATTAGAATCTTCTATAAGATTGCCTCCCATATTTAAGTTCCCTGTCATTGCTCTATTTCCATCTAAAGTTAAATATCCAGGATGGTCTGCTACATCTGTTAGTCCTGTTAAGTTTCCGTGGTCAGATACAGCTGTTCCTGTAAAGAATTGTTCAGTAACCATTTGAACATCGGTAAAAGAACCACCTGCTTGAGGAACGATAATCTTTCCTATAAGACAACCGAAGTCTGTTAAGTGTGCTGGTTTTGTTGGCTCTTGTACTACTTCAGCTTCTGCTAAAGTATAAGAACCTCTGCCATAAAGAACATAAACGTGCTGGTCATATGAATGTTTATAAACCCAAAATGTTCCATATCTTGCAACTCCAACATTTCCAAGAGTTCCATCTCCATCGTCATAATGCTCGTAATCAATCGTGTTTCTATCAGCTCCATAAGTCCAACCATCACTACCATCTTGATAGACTGGAGTAAATTGAGTAACAGCTGAATTGTAGGCGTCTAAAGTAATTCTATTAATTCCAGCATAGGCGACACCTGCCTCCATAGTAAAATTATTAGTTCCTGAATAAGCTATTGTACTACCTCTTTCTAATTCTACACTTCTTAGTTCTTTAGCTCTAACGTGTAACTTGCGAACTCCATCCTGAAAATTAAAACCACCAGAAATATAATGAACTTCGCCACCACCATTTTTCATTACCTTACCAATAGGAATACTTCTCTTGTCTGAATCATAAGGGCTTGTTTCCGAAAGAGTTATTGTAGGACTTCCTCCGTTATAATTAAGAGAAACGAAGTAAGTTGTATCAGCTAAAGTAATTGCCTGATTATCTTGCTCAGCTAAAGTTGCATATTTCAATGGAGCTGTAACGCTGTCGCTTGTTCTGAATAAAGCTGTTAAAGCACCAACTTTAAATGTTCCTGCATTTGTTCCTTCTGTAATTTCTCCACCAGTCATAAGTCCAGGACTATCGGCATAAGCGTTTTCTCTTCCTATTTCACTTAAAGCTGTTTCTACTTCTGTACCTACGAAATAATCTGTTGAGTCTGCAATAGGTAAATCTAAAGCTGAAACTTGATTAGCTCCTGTTCCCCAATCAATATGAGTGTCGTTAATTCCATCAGCTTTAACATCAGCTGTTATTGTATAAGTTGAAAGTGTTAAATCTATACTATCTGTATCTCCTACAGCAGTACTTTCTGTTACCTTGGCTGTATTAGCTATAATAGCTGAGATATTTATTCCTGAATCTTTTATAAGTTTTCCTGTAGTTGAGTCAAAAATTGTTATATTTTCATCTACTGCACTGGATGGCCCAATAACATCTCCTCCTCCTGAAGCAGATCCATTTTCAAACTTTCCTGTTGTAGAGTTATATTTTAAAATTTGACCATTAGCTATAGAAGATATTGCGACATCGTTAAGGTCACCAATATCGTGGCTATGTAGCATTACCCCTTGAATTTTATCTATTACAATTGCCATTAAAATACTTTATTAAAATTATTATATGTTAACGACACTCTATTACTCCAAGCAGAAGAATATGAGGTTTCAGAATTATTAGATTTAGTAGCGTGTCTTAATGTTGTTGGATTAGCAGATTCGTCTACTTTAATAATCCAATAATTTCCTGTTTTATCTTCTTTACCTACATAAGTTATTCCGCTTCCAGCTTCGTCTACATCGTTAACATTAAAAGTTTCTAATCCTACTTCTTCTGTTTTATATGTTTCTTTGGGAGGTCTTCCCCCGATTATTTGTTTCATTGATATTTATCTATTTGTTTATTAAGAGAATCAATTTTATTTATTTTCTTCTCTATTGTTTGTAATTTCTCGAGTTTTTCCTGTCGAGACTTATCAGAAATCTCTCGAGATGCTTTGTATGCTTTTTGGGTAAGTCCTATATAATCTTCATTTATTTTAATATCTTTCTTATGTTTTACAATATCTTTCTTAATCTTCTCCATATTTTCTTTCGTTAGATATCTTTCTTCTATTTCATCCTGAATATCTTTTGCAAATTCTTCTTTAGGTAACTCTTTAATTTCTCTTGCACGTTCTTGTGTTAATTGAACATATTCCCAAACTCTCTGTAATGGTTCTCCTCCATAATGTTTATCTAAAACTCTCAGAATATTCCCTCTGTAATTCTTTTCACCTTGAAAATGTTCTATAACATCAATTAGCCTATCTAAAGTATTGGATAATTTTAAATCACCTTGAGATATTCCTAATAAATCCATTATTTCTGTAGCGATTAAAGGATCTATTCCTGCATCTGAAAATGTTGTTTGATTACTCATTGAACTTTTTATTCCATTGGTTACTAATTGACTCCCAATTATATTTTTCTTTTGCCCATTTAATCATTTCATCTGTCTTAGTTGGATTTTTTAATTCTTGAACTGTTAAATCAATAAACTTCTTTCTCTTTTCAGAATCCTCTAAGGAAAAATCAAACTGATATGGCTTAGCCCAATTATCTTTATTTTTTTCTGAATGAACCACTTTTTCTCCGTGTCCAAGTTTACCTCCTAATGCCCCAAAATCAGTTATTATCGGAACACACCCAGAAGCAAAAGCTTTAGTTACACTTATACAATCTATCTCAAAGAATTCTGTAGGGTAAGCATAGATTGAAGCTTCTTGATAAAGTTTATTACATTCATAATTACTAATCCTTCCAAGATTTTCTACTCCTTCCATTTCTTCCATTCTTTTAATCAAATCATTCTTCCATTTCATTTTTCTTTCATTGTTTTTATGAACAGTGTCCCAAACTCCCCAACCATAAGCCCATTTTAACTTAGCTTCTGGAACTTGTTTTTTGATTTCTTTGAAACAATCCAATAAAGCACTTAATGACCTATCAGGACTTGATGTATTAATTATTAAATTTTTATCTTTTTTTACTTTATTATTAAAATCTGAAAGGTCTATTCCATTAGGTATAATTTCAAACTTCTCGTCTGGAATTTCAGGAAATAAATCTCTATGAGCTTTTGATTTAACAAATATCTTAGTTAATTTCTCAACTCTTTTTCTTGTAAACTCTGCGGTAGGAATAACATCGTGTAAATCAACTATTATTTTATCGGCATTAATTTCATAATCTAAAGCTTTAGGACTTCTCCATAAGACAACTATGTCCTGTTTGTCCCTATAATTCCAAGTCCAGAATGGTTTATAGGTTACTCCATTGTACTGTTTTTCTTTATATCCACAATTATTGTAGACAGTAATATTCCAACCTTTTTCTGATAATAGTTTGGAAAGATAAATAATAGCTTCTTCTGAACCTCCAATACCTTCTTTCAGTATGTCTGGATTCCATTCTCTTTCTGTAAAACCACAATAAAATGCTACATCTTTACCGGAACTTGTTTCTTTTATAAAGTTTATATTTCTTAAATGACAAATATCTGGATGGCTTCTAAAGTCATCAGGAAGCTTTTTAATTTCTTTTAATAGAATTGCCTTATCTTTAATTTTATTAAGCTTAGACACGGTTTTAAGCACCTTCTCGGCTTTCTTAGACTTTACTTCCATATCTTTTATCAGTCTTTTTAAAGATTTGTCTTTAGGGTATATTTTTCCACAACCTTTAAGACAAGTTAACGCTAATTGTGGTCTATGTAATTGAATATAAGCTTTAGCTAAATTCATTAAAGGATTATAATCGTAATCTCTTGGATTATAAACAATTATTTTATAATAAGGTGGTTTTAAATTTAAACCCCTAAGATAATACTCAACTGCTCTTTGAGGTTCTCCAGATTCTAAATTTAAACTTCCCATTAAATGATAGGCATCAGGGTATTCTGGTCGCATTCCTATTGCAAAACTAACTTCATCTTTTGCTTTTCTGTATTCTTTTTTAGTCCAGAAACATTCAGCTCTTCGTAATCTTGCCATATATCTTTCTTCGTCTGATTCGCTTTCTTTTAAAAACTTATCATAAATTTCTAAAGCTTTATCGTTATCTCCAACTGCTTTATAGGAACGAGCTAAGTTCCATTTAGATCGTGGGTCGTTAGGATTTTCATCCATTATTTTTTGAGAAATTCTTAAATTTCTTTTTGAAGCTTCTTTTCTTCTTTCTCCTTTTGATAAATGAATTCTTTCAATATCTTTTACGAGTTTAATATCAGGTTTTCTGTCGGAGAAAATAGACTCGTGGATTTTTCCTTTCCAATAAAAACTTCCATCATTTCTAATTACTTGAGTTTTTTGATGAATAACTGTTGGATTATTATATTTATCAAAATCATACATATAGAACATTGAAAATCCATCAACGCTTGGATGTTCTCTGATTATTTTTTTAAGTTTATCAGCTCCTCTAAGAATATCATCAGCGTCTAACCATAAGATATAATCATATTCTTTAGGAACTTGTTTAAAACTGAAATTTCTTGCTTTTGCAAAATCATCTACCCAATCAAAATGAGAAACTTTTGCATTGAATAACTTAGCAATCTTTTCTACTTTTTCTCCTTTGTCGTTTTCCCAATCAGTAATAGTAATAAAAATACTATCTACATAAGGAGCAATAGATGATAAACATTTTTTTAGATAGCTGTCGTCTTTAGGACTAACTATCATTGATAAAGCTATTTTAAACATATTCTGGTATTCTAAATTCTTTAAATTCTTTAGCAAACCATAAAGAACCTTTTTTAGATTTGAAATATTTTTTCTCAATATCAGTTAATCTTGTTTCAAATACAGTTTCTAATGTTTCTGAATATTCAAGAAGTGGTCGTCTTAATACTTCCGATTCAGACTTAATACGTCTTACAACTCCTCCTTTTGGAGTAAATACGCTAATAGTTTTTTGTTTCTCTCTTTTCTCTTTTACAATTTTAATAACAGCCTGATATTCTATCGGAAATATTCTTTTATATTCACTAACTAATTTTTTAATTTTTGACTGTGTTTTATTCATACTTTTTCTTATAGAGCAAGGAAAGCCTTGTATCTTTCCCCGCCCTACAAGGTTGGGCAGGTTTTACGTCTATCCGACGTATAATCCATCACAGAACCAATTTGATTTTTGATTCTTTACCTCAAGGGTAAATTTACCTACAACTGCTCTGAAATCATAATCTCCACTACGAGATAAGTCAGTGTCAATGTAAGGTTTTCTCAAAAATGCCACTTTTAGTTTTTCAGGATTAATAGCAAGAACTCTACCAGAGGAATCTGTACCTGATTGATAGATATATCTGTGCTTATGAATCGTTAAAGTACCAAAAGCAGTTTCATAGGTTGTAACGGTTTTGACAATTGCAGTTTGACCACGAGCGTTGTTAACTACAACGTTACTCTTTTGAGTAAAGCCATCCGTTTCTTTTCTGAGGTAAGACCCCATAAAGAGATCGGTAGCTACGTCGCCATTTGAGTTATCCCAATTGGTTTTCATTAAACCATCTAAGATACTTGCAGACCACGCAGTTCCCGATGTTTGGGTAGTGTGATTGTCACTAGTACTAGTAGCTTCAATAATACCACTCATTTTAGGGGTTGTTCCTGAAATTCCAGAAACAAGCGTGCTTCTAACAAGGTCAAATTCAGCTGAATTACCCCAATTCTTTAACTCTTTCTCTGTCTGTCTAGCTAATTCATCACTACCGTGGTAATGAGAAATGTCCTGTTGAGTTCTAGAGACTTTATAAGGTCTTGCTACAATTTCAACAAGGTTAGTTAGCCTAGATGGAGTAGTTAAAGTACCAGCGGAGTAATCACCAGCTTCTGCAACTGCAGACGAGGCTGCTGTGGCGAGAGAATCAGTTAAGTAAGAATGAACAGTGTTAATAGCTGAGGTTTTACCTAGCATATTAAATATCTGTGTTTCTTGTGCAGTTAAAATCTCAATTGCATTTAAAACAACATCCTCCTTTGCTGAAACATCACCATATGTCCTTAAAATACTGTCACTAGCCATTTCAATTTAGACAAAAGCTTATGATTTATCTCTTAAATGAAAAGCGTCTATAACAGATTGAACAGCTTTGCTGTTAGCCTCTGTTTGACGACCTTCGTATTGAGCCTTTCGAGCTTCAGAGATAAGGTCTTTCACTTCGCCTAGTTTTGATGAGCTTCTAAGAACCGACTTCTTTTTCTCAGCATCATCTTGAGCTTTAGCTTTCTCAAATATAGTCTTGAAAGATTTTGTTTCCACAATTTCTTTATAAGACTTCTCCGAGTTAGCTTTTTTGAGTTGGTCTATTAAATCAGAATGCTCTTTATATTCTGGATTGTCATTATAAAATGACATTCTTTCTAAAACATCTTTAGTGACAAAATTGCTTTCTTCTTTTTTCTCAATTTTATCAGAAGTAGCTGTTTTAATCGCTGCTTCTTTAAAGACTGAAAGAGTTTCGTCTTCAGTAAGACCGTGCTCTTTTTGAAAAGCTTCCATTGCTGAAACTGCTTTTCCAGCTTTACCAACATAATTGTAAGTATCTTTGATTGATTTCAAAGCTGTTTCCTTGTCTGGAAACTTCTTACCAAGTGTTTCTTCAAGCTGTTTTAAACTCAAGTTTTCAGGCTCAGTTTTATCACCGCCCTTTTCGGGTAGGGGATCTTTATTGACGTCTTCTTTAGCCATTGAAAATTCCTGTTAAGGTTTATGGGACCTCCTCGACCGTTTATTATTAGAGGTCAGTCAGTAGAGATAAAGTGTCTCCACTAATTGAACACTAATCGAATCTTTTTATAATATCTTTTCCTTGTCTTAAATCTCTTAAAAAATTTATGTTCTGGTCTTTATGTTGAGAAGCTAATCCTCTAACTTCCTCAAACCATTTCATAACAATATCTATTGCAGTTTTTTTTGCTATTATTTCTTTCTTAATATCATCTGCAGATTGTTTAGCATCTACGTTACTTGTAGAATCTGTATCTATTAATAATTTATTTAATCTCTCCATTGCTATTTTCCAACCTGTTGATTGAAACATATGAAATAATTCTTCTCCTTCTGTTAAAATCTTTTTTGTTTCTTTTGATATTTCTTTAGCCATTTGTTTGAGGACTTCCAGCCCCTTGTATTAATTGTTGTAATGTTTTTCCTGTTTGTTGTGTTGGTTGTGTTGGTTGAGCTGTTTCAGGTGTAGGAACAGTTTTTGATTCTAATTCATACGAGTTAAGACCAAATATATCTAAAACTTTTCTAAGTATCATAGGTTTATATTCAGGAGCTAACTGTAATATTGATATTAATTTATCTACTAAAACTGTCTTATCAACTTGTTCGTTGTCAACGTGGACTTCAATGTCAATATCTTCAAATGGGATTTCTTGAACCAATTCTACATATCTTGAATTCCCCATATGTTTAAGTTTCTTAAGAGCTTTTTCTCTTGCCACTAACACTTGAGCTGTATCAATTAATGTTCCCTCGTCTGTCTTTTTCTTGAGTTCTTTATTTATCATATAATTCACCACTCTTTCATCTAACTCTCTCATATTATCAGCGTCTCCGGTAATTCTTAGAACTTCATCTTTTGAAATCATCTTTTTAAAGTTTGGAATAACCTGACGTTTTAACCATCTTCTTAAGAAATGGCCAATGTTCTTTTTTGATTCTGATAGTCTACTCATTGCTGACCTTGACTGAATAGCAGCTGCTGTTGCAGTTTGAGCAGGACTTACTGACTCTCCTGTCACGTTCTCATAAGTAGCAGTTACTTTTTCTGCCCAATTCTGGATTGAGTTTTCGTCTTTATAAGCAGAAACCTTAACATCTTCCATAACAAATTGCTGAATATCATCCATCTCTTGAACTAAAACTGCACCATTAACAGGAAGTCTACTTAATGTTTGTGGAGTAATTCCTCTTCCTCTTTTTATTTTAAAGAGTCCTAATTGTGCTACAAATGCACGATTAATCCTAATATTAACTACAGTATTAAGCCAAGTCTGTAACATCATAACTTTTTCAGCTGGTCCTCTACCTAACCATCTACCTGCTATTTTTTCTGAATGGGCTTCTTCGTAAGGTCTATTTTTATCATTTTTCCATATTCCGTGGACTATAGGATTGTTTGTTTCTATTCCAGAAACCACTATTCTACCTTCTACTTCTTCACCTGATTCTTTATCTTCTAATTTACCACTAAAGAACCACTTAGGAATTGCTCCCCAAGTTTCCCAAACATCTATTGATTTCGCTCCTTCCTTAACTGGAGTATTGTAATTTCCTGAACTTGTTGGGTTTAATCCTTTTACAGTTGTTACCTTTTCCCTATTATCCCAATCAGTCATTCCATTAATTTGTGATTTAGTTAAAACTGCTCTTTCTGTTACCCTATAAGCTTCTTGTAATGATTTAGACGTTGGATCAAAATATAGATTAAGAATATCAACATCTTTTTGTTCGACTACCCATTTTCCTTTATCTTTATAAGATAATGTTTTCCAAACTGCAGAACCATCTATAGCTACATTAGTTCTAAGCTTATCTAATTCCTCTCCAATAAAATTCTTTTCCATCCAATTTTTAATATAAGCCCTGATGATTGGTAAAAATCCAATCGAGTTTCCTTTTTTGGCAAAGAATGTAATATCTTTTTCGTCGACTTCTGTATAAGCTTTACGAGAATCAACGACAGTTTCAGTTAAAGGAATCCAAACCTTTTCTCTATTAGTTGTAGCGTCTACAGGTGTTTTATAAACCCCCCAATAATTTCTCCTAAGATTCTCAATAAGATTTCTTATGTTGAAAGCAACTTTTGGAGTAATAAAAATAAGACTATCCATCCATTGCGTTCTTTCTCCTTTGACAAGTTCTATAGCTTCTCTTTCAACCATATCGTGAATAAGAGATTGTTTCTTATTCTTTTTATTTTCCAGTTCTGTTTCTTTAACAGCTATGACTTTATCTAATAATGTATTTGATTTTTCCATTTTCATAAAAAAGACTCATGTTAATAATTAACAATGAGTCGCTCGGTATTTCCGATTACGATTCCGATTCAGGGTTCTCCCCTGCGATTATTATATTATACTCCCTTATTTAATTTAAATCAAGTCTTTTCTTATTTTTTCTTTCAATCCTGATTAAAGTTTTCATATTTAAAATAAAACTATGAGGACAATTATCATTTTTCTTAGTGATAATAACTTGTTCGTTAGGTCTCATTGTTCTTAATATCTCAAGTATTTTTTTCTCGTCTTCTTGTATCATTTAAATGATTGGTCATATAAATTAAATTCATTTTCTTTCTTACTTTGAGGATAAGGTTTTTCTGCTATTTGAGTTTGATAGGCAGTAGCATCTATGACGTCATCGTGTTCTCCACTTGGAAATACAATTGCTTCATTTTCTAAATCTTCACACTCTCCTTTGATATGATAAATTGTTCCAGCTTTATAACGAGGGAGTAATCCTCTTATTCTAAGCTCTTTACGGGTTTGCTGGTGCTTTAATTCTACAACCTCGAAGTAAATGTTCCTTTTTCTCATTTCCTCGTCTAAGAAAGGCTTTAAGACGTCTTGATAAGTTCCTTGTTCTATACCTATCTTCTCAAATTTTGTAGTTTTTTTCAAATGAAAGAATAAATCTATTAATGAGCTTGGATTTTCTTTAACGTGATATGCTTTTAAATTCCAATTATTATTTTCATCAACATAGTTTTCACAAACTCCAATGTAATCAGATTCTACAGTCTTCGCAGGTGCAGGGTCTATTGTAATAAAACATCGTGTATTTTTTCTTTCAACTTCTTCCCATTCAATATGTTTAAAATCTTCTTCTTTGAATATCTGACTTTCTGCAGATGTTGGGGTTTGCTGATAAAGAGATGACCAGTTATATGGACCAAGAGTTTTACGTCTTTCTTTTAACCATTCTAAAGGAAATCTATCTGGCCATAAAGCTTCTCCTTGTTTTCTAAATTCTTCATCTTTTGTTGCAATAGCAGGAAAATTAATAACTTCCCATTGTTCAGGTTGTTTTTTTAAAAGCCTACCAGCTAAATCATCTTGATGCCATCTTGTAAGTATTAAAATAATTGCTCCGGCTCCATCTTGTCTTGTATAAAATGTTGAACGATACCAATTCCAAACTGAATCTCTAACAGTTTTACTTTCTGCTTCCTTTCGGTTTTTAATTGGATCGTCAATTATTCCAATTTTAAATCCTTTTCCTGTAATAGAACCACCAACACCAACAGCAGTATAACCTCCTCCATCTTTTGTTAACCATTTACTTTTAGCTTCTACATCAGCTCTTATTCTTGTTTCAAATATTTGCTTGTAAACAGGAGAGTTCATTAAATCCTTAGTTTCTCTTCCAAAGTCAGAAGCTAAGTCTGAAGAATAAGATGAAATAATAATAGGTAAATTTGGATATCTTCCTAATATCCAAGAGGGATAATTTATTGAAGCAAGTTTTGATTTTCCGTGTCGTGGAGGAAGAAATAACATTATCTTTCTTGACTCTCCTCTTACTACAGACTCTAATACCTCTTCTAATTTCTTTGCTACTAACCTCAAATGCCAAGCTATCTTATAATCTTTATCTGCAATTAAAGAATATTTAATCAGGCTTTTTTTCGCCCTGTCCTTCGTCAATAGGTTTCTTAAAACCAATTTCTCTTGCTTCTTCTTCAATAAGTCGTTTGTATTGTTCATCTGTAATTAATTTTTCATTTAATTTGTCTCCTTTAGTTGTTAAATCTAGTTTTTGTTGAGGTTTACCATAATTTCTATCAAAGATATCTCGCCAGAATTGGTAGTTACCTCCTCTTGCTTCTGATATACCCTTAATAATCAAATCTATCTCTATTGACTTAGGGTCTATGTCTTGAGTTTTTGCTATCTTCTTTATTGCTTCATTAAAGATAGTGTTAAAATTTTTAGTTCCAACAGGACGACCAGCTGGATTACCAGATTGTCCAGGCTTAAATAGATATTCTTTAGGAGCTCCCCGACCTCTTTTCTGTTTTTTTTCAGTTTTTTCAGTCTCAGCCATTTATTTTTTTATTTTCTTTGTTTTAGGTAATTCTTTTTTATTATCTGTTTTTTTAACTTCACTCATCTTCTCTGCAATTATTGCTCTTAATTCTTGAGCTTCAGTATTAATATCTTTATTGTCGTTTATAAATCTTAAAGAAGTATTAAGAATATCACTTATAAAATCGTTTTGTTTTTTTCTTAATTTATCAGCTATTTTTTTTTGCTTGTCTTCGTAATATTGTTTATCAAATGCCATATTTTTTTATTTTATTTTTTAACTTTTTATATTATAACACTAATTTTAATAATACTCAACTTTCAGCCAGGACGCCCGTATTCTCGTTTAGTTTACAAGAACTGTGTTCTTGATTAACTTTTAGAGTAGGCACGATTTCTCTTTTACGCCCTCGCTAAATTATTTTTCTGATTTAAAATTATTTAATTCAGTAGAGTACCTTCTTCTCTCAAATTCTTTTAAGTAACTTTTATAACTTTCCCCTTTGACTTGATATAATGGCTTCATTCCTAATCTTTTTCTTGCTTCATTTATGGAGTTTATTTCTCTTTCTCTATTAGTTTCTTTCATTTTAATTTTCTATCTAATTTATTAAGCCAAGTTTTTAGGTTTGTAAGAATATATCTCATATCTCTATCTGGTTCTTTCATTTTTGGTTCGTTAGATCTTTTAGCTAAATCTAATAATTGATAAAAATCTATAACTGCATAAATAGTTGGATTTATGTTAGGAGTTCTTGTATCCTTAAACATTAAACACCACTTATCTCTATTATGAAATCCTATTTCTGCTTGGCGTTTAGCTTGGTCTATCCATTCATTAATCTTAACTGTTTTTTGGTTTTTAGCTTCTATGAGAAAAGGGAAATTAGGAGCAAAAACATCTGCCTTGTATAATCCACTCCCAGAACCAATTTCTCTTCTTGCTGGTCCAAGCCCACAAGCTATTAATTCTTTAGCAATATAAGTTTCAAAATCTTTTCCTTTTTGTATTTTAGTTTTAGGTTTCATTTAATAGTTTTCGTTATCGTAACTCGGAAATGGAACATAAACACCTGTTCTCTCTCCAACCACTCTATTGATAATGTCGTAAATCATATCTATTTCTTTTATCTTGTCTAACTTGGTTGTGCTTTCTTTTCCTGTATAAGTTTTCTGAACTGGTCGCCATAGAAGTTCTTTTACCATTAAAGAGTTCCAAGGAACATCTATTTTAATTACTTTTTTCATATCAAACCCTGCGTCATTTAGAGCTTCTGCTAATTGAGTAAAGTAGCGATGTAAGGAACGATTTTGAGCTTCTGTTCTTGTACTAACATATTTCTTAATCTCTACCGTGAAGTTTCCGTCTTTTTGTTCTTTACAAAATTCATTAAAACCTTTAGGGAAAATCGGCCTACCTCCTACGATTTGAATTTTAAATCTCATATTAGAAAGGAATATCCTTTATGTTAATCTCATCTTGTTTCTGTTCAATCTTTGCAGAAGGTTCATCTTGCTGAATTGTAGGAACTTCTGCTCTCTGATGTATTGGTTCTTTATCTTCTCTTGGTTTTATATCATAAACAGAAAAGTTTGCTTTTGGATAAAAGATTTCTCCGAATTGATATTGTCTTCCATCGTCTGCTTCCATTGTTATAAGCGATCCAATTCTTTGATATTTCTTTTTATCAGAACCATCGTTTGCTTTATAGGTTTCTGTAACAATGACAAGGTTTTGTTTTTTTATAAATTTTGCTGCCATAATTATTATTTGTTTAGGTTTTTAAATCTATTTACTTTTTCTGCTTTTTTAACACCTACAATCTTATATTTTAAGTGAACTGTTTCCCAAGGCAATGGGTCTGGCTTACCTGTATCTTTAAGATAAATATATAAATTGTTTAATTTTTTTAAGCTTTTTCTAATCACATTAAATCCAAAATAATCAAGACCATCAAGAGAACCAATACCAATCATCGATAATTTCCCATTTTCAAACATAATACTATTGCCTAAAATTACACCATTTTCAAGAACATCTATCTCTGTAAAGTCTTGCCCCTTATCCTCTAAAACAATAGTGGCAATAACTTTTTGATTTTTTCTATAATCTTTTATTTTCTTCATTGTTTTATTATTAGTTTAATTTTTAAAATGGTAATTCTTTTTTAGTATCAACCCACCCATCTGGCTTGATTTCTATAATACTACACTCTTTATCACAATTCTTACAAAATCGAATCATAGGTACAATATCTTCTCCGTCATATCCACCACCACTAACATCAGTTTCTGAATAACAACATTTACTTACTCTTATTGGTTCTTTCAATTCTTCTGCTTCTTTTTTAATTCTTTTTTTAAGACTTTCTGTTAAGAAGAAGACTTTTTCTTGCAATTGTTGTTTGTTCATTGTCTTATTATTGGTTAATTTTTTTAAAACGATTTTCCTTAATAAGTTCGCTAATTTGATAATCTTTGACTTCGTGCGTTGGAAATCCAATAGATAAATCTTTTGCGAATTGATATATAATCTCTCCGTTCAAAAATCTTAAAGTATTGAAATAAAATAATTTTTCTCCATCAAGTTGTATCTCTTTCATAGTCTTTATTATTGGTTATTAATTAGACTTTTAAAAAATTGAACTATCTGTAAAACCTCTTTATCTTCTTCACTTAAACCATCAACAAACTCTTTTGTTAAAATAGTATTTCCTGTTTCTTTTTTCAGTTTTTTTATAATCTCTTTATTTCTTGGGACTATTTCTTTTTTAAACAAATCACCAAAAGTCATACCTTCCCAATTTTTGTTTTTTAAATTTTCGAGTTGTATCTCCATATTTTAATTAATGTTTATTTTTTAGATAATTCCTTAACTCTTCGCTTTAGAGTTAGTGCTGATAAAAATGCTTTATCGTCTTATTGATTAAAACGTTAATTGGTTTGTAATAGTTTCTATTTTTTTAAGAGTTTCAACCTCTAAATCAAAACATTCTTTAATCTCGTCGCCTAAACTTTCTCTTGTTACCTCAATCCAAAATAAGTCTTTTGTTATTTGAGGATCATAGAACACGAAATAGAGCTTCTTTAAATCGTCATTTACCACGAAATACTGTAAAACTTGATAATGGTATTCGCTAGGGATTTCTTGAGTTAAGAGGGCTTCTAAGTGTCTTGAATGAGATAAACACTTCACTTCTGCTGCTTCAGTTTCACTTATAACTCCATCAGGACTAATTGCTATTTTCTCGTTATCTTCCCTTTGCCATATTATTAAATCGTTTGAAACTTTCTTCTTGATTTTTTTAGCAAATTCCTCAATAGCAAACTTCTCTAACTCTTTGCCCCTTAACATCATATTTTCATTAACAGGAATTGCTACATTTTCTGCAATCATTTCATAAAAGCCTATTTTCGGTTTCTTGGTTCTTTTAAGAACTAAATCTTTTAATCTTGTTCCTGTAACTTTTCCTTTACGAAAAGCTAACCATTTTTCCTCATCTTGATTGAAATCAATTGTTTTCATAAGCCCTGTTCATTAACTAATATATCAAGCCGACTGATTATTTCACTAAAGTTTTCTTCCTTTAAATCAAGTTGAGTATCTTGCTTAACTGCATTTTCTACTTGGGCTTTGGTCTCTGTTTCGTGGCCCAGTCTTTTAAGTCTAAACATAATCTTTGCCTTTTCAGATTTAGCTTCTCCATTATTATCAGTATCTTCTGCGTCTGTATCTTCATCAGCAGTTCCTATTCCTAAAACATTAAGTAAAGTATATCTCTTTGCAAAACTTTGAGCTGTTGCATAGCTTTGAGGTGAACTCATAAACTGACTTTTAACAATAGGCACATCAAAAGTGCTTTGTTCTGAATGTCCTGCAATATGGGTTAGTTTACAAACAACCTTAATATGTTCGTTTTCTCTCTTAGAATCCCAGTTGTAAGAAAAACCGTTATTAGAAACTGTATCTTTAATCTGTTTAATTACTGAATCCATTGGAGCATAAGAATATCTAATAGTTACACCATCTTTATTATATACTGGTTTTGTTTTTTCAATTACTGGAACTTCTTTTTGAAAATTAGCTAAAGCCTTAACAAATTCTTCTTTAGCTCGTTCTGCCTTGAACTCTTTTTGAAGAACAAACAATCGCTCCATAGTTTCAACAGGTAATTTGTTTTCTATTGCTTGTTGAATAAAGATAGAGACTTCTGATTGATTATTAACTTGTTCTTTTTTTTCAGTTGTTTTTACTATTTTATTTTCTTTTTTCATACTTATTATTTATTATTTCTCCTAAGAAACGCTGGTGTTGACCACCTTTGTTCCTTCTTGATAATTTCAGCCTTTTGCTTGTCTATTTCGGCAAGGCGTTCGTTTTCCTCTTGGATTTCCAACATTATGTGGTCGTCTTTTATTTGTTCTCTGTTCATAATTTTACAGAAGTTAGGTTTTATGTATATCAGCATAGGAATGAGCGAGTCAGTTGAGCTTTTTGAGATTAAACAAGTCGTGATTTATTTGTTAGACTGTTTTTTAATCTTCTTACTCGTTACTTCTAACAAGCTCACCCTATGCCTCATGTAACTTCTATTATTAAGTATACACTTTTTAAAAATCGTGTCAAGTCTTTATCACCTTGACCCCTACTTTTTGTATAATTTGCCTGACTCTTTCACGAGTGATTTTATACTTTTTGCCGATTTCGTCTAATGTCAAAAGCGGATATAATTCTAATATCTCTTTGTCTCTTTTTTTTCTATACTCTTTTTGTTTTGGATTTTCTGGCATATTGTTTTTATTTAATTATATTCTTTTTAAAAACTTTGTCAAGTCTTTACTACTCCCAACACCCCCACCTATTACCTAAGTCTTCAGAAATCATTTTTTCGGCACAAATTATTTGTATCTCTGGGTCGAATAAATCATTTCTCAAGCCATATTTATTTATACAATACTCTTGAAATGTTGGTTTACTAAACTGTAAAATTCCAAAACTACCAATGCTTTTATTTCCTTTTAAATCATAATGGACATCTTTTAAGTTTTTAGCATTAGGATCTCCTGAACTTTCACAATCAATTAAATCTCTTATAGTCGGCGTAGAAAAAATTGATCCTAATACTTTAACTCTTATTGTAAATGGTGTCGGTAATGGTTTTAAGCAATTATCTATTATCAAATACGGTTTAGGTTGCTCGTAGGGGCACCTAACATCGTTCCAGACGTTGTTTTTAATGATTGTTGGATAAATTATCGTTAATAAGATTAAAAGTGTTAGAATTGCTCTATTCATAGTAGTTTTTCAAGTATTCTTACAACTTCTTCTTCGGCAGAGTAAAGCTCTTCCTCTCTCATATCTCTGCTACGAGCCAATGACGACATTCTAGACAATACTAAATGAATCATCTCGTGTTTAGCATTCTCTTTAGGGTTAGACATTTCCTGGGAAGAATCATACATTACATTAGCAACATAACCATCGATACTAGTATTAATAGATGCGAAACAATCCTTGAGCTCCATATCTCGAAAATATAATTTCCAACTACTTAATCCCCATTTCTTTTGAAGTCTTAAACACTCGTTTTTGAATTGTTTAAATTTTTTATTCATTTTCTTTTATAAATAATTCCCAGAAAGCAGTTTTAAACCTCTTTCCTTTTTCTGATAATAAATTGTTGTCCTCTAAGTATTCAAATAACTCATCTATTGTTATTGGTGATAAATGGTTAAATTCTTTTAGGAACTTTATTATTTCTTTA